AAAGTATATGTAGTTCCTGTTTGCGTGTTAAAAGCACTTGATGATATTCTATAACCTGTGTCTGAACTCACACTTCCTGCGAGAGTCACACCACCAGATGCACTAATTCCAGAATTAAATCCGGTCAATAAATTAAACGTATTAGTTCCCGTAAAGGTTTGGGTACTAGCTAAACCAGCTAAAACTGTTGTATCACCTGGAAATGTTATTAATTGATCTCCAACAACATTAAAATACAATTGAACACTAGTACCAAAATCGTTATCGCTAAATGTAATTTTTTTTGTGCTTGGAGTTAAATTTATGGAATATAAAGAGGTTGTGTCATATACTCCTAAATAACCATTAGCTGCAGAAATATCTTGAGATGCAGTAAAATTATTATTTACATTTGTACGAGCAACATTTGTAATAGCCCCAGTGCTACCGTCAATATTCAAAACTCCAGTATTTGAAACAGTCAGAGTGTTTCCAGAAACTGATAGACCTATTCCAGAACCGTTGGTCAAACCAACAGCACCAGTTAGACCACGAATTGAAATAACATAATTTCCAACAGGTCCAGTTGCTCCGGTGTTTCCTTGAGGACCTTGAGAACCAGTTGCTCCGGTGTTTCCTTGAGGACCTTGAGAACCAGTTGCTCCAGTCGGACCAGTTGCGCCAGTATTTCCTTGGGGACCTGTTGCACCAGTTGCCCCAGCTGTTCCAGTGGAATAAACATCCCATGCAGTTCCGTTCCATTGCCAAGAACGACCACCAAAGGTATAAATTTCGTTTAGTGTAGGTGATGGAGGAAAATCTAATGGCATGTCTTAATATTTATACCTTATTGAATTACCTGCTAATTTCTTCCCAGTCCATTGAAGCAAAAACTTTACTGGTATTTTGAGATGCTGTTACAATTAACACCAATTCATATTGTGTATTTGTAAATGTATTTCTTTCAAGTTGAAATTTGAATAATGCTTCTTTCAGAATGTTTACAGAGTTTCCTGTGTTTGCAGTAGAACTAAAAAAGCCGCTTGCCAGAATGCGTCCGCTTGTAGCACTGGTAGCGGTTAAATTGTATTCTACAGCGCTGTTTGCTCCAGCAGATATCCAAGATCCACCACTTGTAACAGCACTAGCCAAAACTTGCCAATTATATTTTTCACCAGTAGTATCTGCCAACAATGAAAGTGCCGTCATAATTACAACAGCATCAACACTAGTAGATTTTAATCGCAAAGAAATTACTGGATAGTAAACTTCTTTTGTTGTCAAGGTATAAGAGGTACCAATTGGAGTATTAATGCCTTGTTGAGATCCATACAATTCGTATCCACCAAAAGATATCACCGTTGAGCAAATTTGCTTCATTGTACTTTGTGATGCCACAGTAGAAGTATTTTCTATTTCGTATCTTAAAGGCAATGTTCCAGTAGTCATATAAGTCCCAACATCAAGATTTGCATGATTGAATGTATGGCAAATGATAAACACTCCATCTATTACAAATCCCATACGAACGCTTCCTGCTCCAAGCCATTCTAAATCCATCCATAAAATTTGTGCTTTAGAAATATCAAGTGTGATGCCAGATTGACCGCTTCCATTCAATGTATCCCCATTCCAATTAGACTGTGCAATTCTGGTGTTTACTGTTGATCCACTGACAGAACTTCGTTTTACCAAATAAATATCACTTCCATCAAGTTCAACATAAAATCCGTTGGCAGATCCAAAATATCCAGTTCTTTGTCTTAAACCCGATTTGGCTGAATTCATTGTAAACGAAGAAAGAATTTGCAAAGATTTTCCGGGTTGGTAGGGAAATACCTTTGTAGTTTCACGATATACGTGATTACCAGATGTGACTCCGATTGTCAGATCAACAAGACCTTGGTTGGGATTAAATGCTGCCGTAGATCCGCTCCCAGTAACACCAGTAACCCATAAGCCATTATCTCGGTATCTATGACTTGAATCAAAAAGTGTAAATGGGTTAACCACGGTTAGTCTACCAAATGCGTCTGTAGCAGTTGGTACAAAGCCAACTTGATTATTGTATAAGTATGACATTATATTATTCTCCATCCATTTCTATAAATGAAATGCAACCCGGCATTGTCTAAATTTATTATTGCTGAACTTTGATTGTCTATCGTATGTGCTGCAGTGGCTCCGACAATCGTAATCTGACGATTGACTCCGTTTCCTGCATTTCCTGATTCATCTTTGACTACAATTTCTCTTCCGGTCTCTGGTGCGACTGGTAATGTGACTGTAACTTGACCAGCATAACTTACTCCAATGTAATAATCAGATGGCAATGCTGCATAGGTAGCTCCAGTAACTGTCGTTGTTGCAAGAATAGAAATTGAAGTTGTACTAGAACCTCCGGTATTTGTTGGTTGAACCCACTGATTACTATTACCATCGTTTATATAAACATATTCAATACCATTGTCTGAATCCATCCAACGGTCGCCTTGAGTTACACCAGAAGGAGACGTTGATGTGTAGAAAAATTTAGATGGTGCAGAACTTTGGGTGGTTCCGTCTTGGAATTGTATAAAAGATTCGGCAAACGTTGAAGCAGAATTTAATATTAATCCCTTTGGGAGCTGAAGTTCATTGGTAGATTGATTTAATTTAAATGCATTATCACTTTCCAAATCCGTGTTACTAGAATTTGAAAATTGAATTACTCCAGCTGCATTTCCCTTGACACTCAAAAGATTAGTTACAGTAACTGCGCCGACTCCAGAAGAAGGGCTCAATGTGATTCCCGGCCCAGCAAGTATACTTGTTACGGCACCTTCTGCTCCACCAATTGTTACTGTAAGAGTTTGGCCACTGGAAGTAACATTTACTCCAGCACCAGTAAAATTAATATTTCCAACATACTTGGAAATTCTCTGGCCATTGAATAGTGCTGCAAGACCACCACCACCGGGCACAGAAAGTTTTCCAATATAATCTATGATCTTTTGTGTATCTGCACCTTTAAACTTACCAAGAATTTTATCAATGTGCTTGGCATCTAAAGAAATTTTATTATCTTGAAGTACTAAAGGATATTCAACATCTACTACTGTAGACTGTCCATTTTGTCCAGCAGGACCTACTGGGCCTGCTTCTCCTCTTGGGCCAACAGAACCCTGAGGGCCCATAGGTCCTCTATCACCTTGATCTCCCTTTTCTCCACGCGGACCTTGCTGTCCCATGGGGCCTTGAGGTCCAATCTTACCTTCAATTCCATCTTGACCGGGTATTCCTTGGTCACCTTTTGGACCTTGAATGCCTTGTAAACCTTGCGGACCAACCAATCCTTGATCGCCCTTATCGCCTTTCTCACCCTTCTCTCCTTGTTTTCCTTTTGGACCTTGAATTCCTTGGAAACCGGGCTCACCCTGATCTCCCTTTTCTCCTTGATCGCCCTTGATGCCTTGAACACCATCTTTTCCATGCTCACCTCTTGGGCCTTGAGGGCCCATTGGTCCGGGTTCACCTTGTGGACCTTGAGGTCCAACTTCTCCACGCAAACCTTGTTGACCAATTACTGGAGTAGTTTCCTTGATAATAGTTCTTTCAACTATTTCAATCTTTGGTGGAACAAGTGGCTTTGAAGCAATTACTGGCTTTGGCTGAACAGGAACAACTTCTTCCAACAAATTTTTGATTTGATTGGAGTTGCCATAAAGTTTTATAACTTTATCATTATTGTTCTGTATAAAATAGTGTTCAGAAACACCGTGCCCAAGTTGAAACTTTTCATCATACTGACATGCTGTTATTTCTTTTAACAGAACATTCTGGAATAGTGGTCCGAAAGGACGTTTTACCTTAAATACTTTTCCAGTAGAGGCAGAATAAGTTTTTGTTGGTTCAAAGTATTCTTTTATCTTTACCGAATTTCCCTCAATAAGATACTCTTCACCATCTGTGCTACGAAGAAGTAATTTAGTAATTCCAGAACCAATCTTAACCTTTGTTGGGCTGATTGTGGATTCTACAATTATAAATTCACAACCTTGTGGCAGTTCTGGGTGCCATTTGGTTAATTTTAATGATGTTTTGTTCTTTCCGAAGAACATCTATTGTATTTATTAGTATCCTGAAAGAGGTGCTCTTCTCCATGAATTTCCTGCAGCACAAACATATAGATAATTATTGTCCCAAGCAATGGATCCAGTAACTCCGGCTGAAGTGCTTGTAGCTGGTGCAGATGCAGGATTTAATACTATTCTATTTTGAACATGAAGTTCACCAAGAGGAGTAGTCACACCACCAATACCAACATATCCAGCACAGCTTCCAGTAATCCATGCTGTTTTGCCAGAGGCAATCATTAGCTGATAATTTCCTAAAACTGAATTTTCTATTGCTGCTGGATTATTTTGTGCATTTACAGTAGGTGTTATTGTTACGTCCGGGCAAGAACCTATAAAGACATTACCAACAAGGTCAGTTGCACTAGCTGCTGCTAAAACTCTATATCCTATTATTGTATTATTTAAAGTAGTGTCTCTAGCAATTGATTTCTTTAATATATCTTTTCCAATTGTCACATTATTTTGACATGTAGTTCCAGGAAATTGAGCCGAAGATTCTCCAATTGCTACATTTCCAACTGCATTTATTAGGTTTACATCAGAAAGACTGTTATTTCCAATACAAACATTATTTTGAGAAATTTCTACAAATGCACCCGATAAAATCTCTTTTCCCACAGTAACACTTCTACTAACAGTCTGGGCAAATTGAAGATTATTGTGCCCGACTACAACTGTACCAGTATCAGCTGTCAACGTGACACCGAATCCAAGATTATTATTTCCAATTAAAACTGCATTATCTATAGCAGTAGTTGCTGAAATATAATTATTGTGTCCAACTATAATAGCATCTTGTATATTAAAAGCGGATTTTCTATATAATGTTGCTCCTATTAATACAGAAGTTCTATTTTTTGATGAATAAAAAATAGAATCCAAATCTGTTCCCATTATTAGTGCTTCTGATGCAAATATACTTCCTGTACCAGTATTTGCTAAAAATACTGAACCAAGAGATATTCCATTTGTAAAAGTTTGCAAAGGACCAAAAATATTTGCAACACCAGTCGTTACACCTGTGACGTTTCCTGTTAAACCATTCCATGTACAGACACCTTGTAGTTCACCTGTCAATCCATTCCATGTACAGACACCTTGAAGATCACCTGTCTTACCATTTAAAGAATTTACTCCACCACCAGATCCAGCAGCGCCAGTTGGTCCAACTGGTCCAACTATTCCAAATGGTTGCGTATATACTGTTACATTAAAGTCTGCCATATATTATCCTCGTGTTACGTCTGGTATTACGTCTATCTTTCCTCGTAAAATTGTCTCTACGCCTATTGGATTTATAGTTCGTGCCTGAACATCATAAAATACTGGTGTATATGGAGGAAAGGAAATAGTGTAAGTAGATCCAACCGTTATGGCCACCAAACCACCAGTTCCTGTTGCTGAAATACCACCAACTATACCTTCTGGTGTATAAAATGTATTTCCAGAATCAATATATGTACTATAACTTGCAAAAACTTTTGCAGAATAATAGCCTTTACGAACCTGCATGGATAGAGTGCATCCAGTAAAGTCATATGTTCCCCCAGTGACCCCAGTCACCGAAAAAACCCATCTTAGACTATCTCCAACAACAACTGTTTGGTCGTAAATGTTAGACATGTAGGCTCCAAAAAATAATAACCTATTAAAGGTTATTATTTACAAATATTTATGATTTGCGGCAATTAGAGTTTTACAGCCAAATTTTCTGGACTAATCTTTAAAGTTGTTTTTGGTTCAGGAATTTTTACTGTTTGCATATTCGCTAAAGTCTGTGCCTGTTGGGCATTTATTTGACCTTGAATCTGGGCAATTGCATTGATATAAGCATTTTTATTATTTTCTACTCTTGGACGGTGTTCTTCTGGAAGATATGGTTCCGAGAGAAGTTTTTCACAAGCAGCCAATCCCATGTGGTACTTTCCAACATAGAATGCCGTAGTAGCAACTTCATCCAATAGACCCCATCTATAGTTTGCCATATCTACGAACAGAATATCATTTTGTGGGGGTGGGATTGTCAGTCCCATTGATGCAACCAGGAATGCATTTCTTGGACGCCCATATTTTCTATAAATGCATGACAGATGATACAAAGATTCTGCTCGATCTGGCTTTGTTTCATATGCGCGCATCATGGCATCTGTAATCATCTCAATTGGCTTTTCAAGGATTGCACGACACATGCCTACTCTGAGCCAAGAAAAATATACTTCTTCTGGCCAAGATTCTAGTTCAGCTCTTTTAATGTATTCTTGTTCAGCAATATCAAACATTCTGGAATCAAATGCAGATTGTGCTGCATAAAATTGCTTTCTTGGTTGATTAGGATCTTCTGCAAGATACTTCTTTAGAATTTCATAGTCATTCTTATATTTTTCAATATCATTGCCGAATTGTCTGGATCGGCAACCTTCAGTCCGAACATCCCAAGCATAGTCGCCTTCTAATTTTTGAATGTTCATTGGTTGACGACAAATTGCATATTCGTGCAGTGGTTCTTCATACCACCATTTTGTTTTACCAATATTAAATAATTGTGCGCGATACCATACGAACTCACCGCGTTGAATCTTTACAACGTAACCATCCAATTCATCATTAAACTTTTCAACAGGAAGAGTTCCAGAGATCATATCATCGGCATCGATCATCAATGCCCATTGTGCTTTCCCTTCACATGCTTCGATAGCCAAAGAACGGTTATGACCAAAGTCTTTCCATTCATGGTCTAGAATCTCTCCGGGAATTCCCTTGGAATCAAAGAAACTCTTTATAATTTCCTTGGTGTTATCTGTAGATCCTGTATCACAGATTACGTAATAGTTAATAAATGGGGCAACAGATTCAAGACAACGTTGAATATTTGGAGCCTCGTTTTTGACGATCATTGATAAAGCTAACTTGTGCATTTTCATCCTTATGAATTAAAAAATCTACGTAATGAACCGGGATTAAACTTTGGAATAAGTTCCCAGTCATCTCTTTCACCATATTTAATTATCTTCAAACCATTGATAGTCATTTTGTCTGATGTTTTTTCTTTATCAATGATTTCAAGCAGTTCCCATTCTTCAAGCAATTGAATAATGGCATTTCTTCGTTTAATATCTTCTTCAGATACATTTGACGGCAAACCATCAAGTGCAAATAATTCTTTAAAGTGTGCAACTATATACACTCCATTTTTATGAATTAAATGACACGATTGATATAATACTTTTTTACCTTTTGGTGATACTCCTATACGAGACAAAGTTTCACGGACAACCATGAAATCTTCTTCATCAAATAGTTTTATATGTACACCAATATTATTAAAAATTCTATCCGAAGCTTCTGACATATCACATCCTTATTAAGATTTTGGACCACCAGTATCCAAGGATTTTTTTATTTTATCCAGATCCTCGGGTCCAAGAATATTTAGGACTTCCCTAGCCTTGGATTCTGTGTATCCATATGCTTCTCTAATAAGAGATATATCGTCTTCTGGTTCTTTCTTTATCCAAGGAGAAAAACGCTTCTTTTTACGAATGCCAAGTCTATGAAAGTCAAACTGGCTCTTGTTGTCGAGCCACGGCACACAATTCATTTCATTGGCGTGAAAGATCGTATCAGGGAAATACGATAAACATCGATTTACAACAAATGGTTTATAAAGACGAACATCAGCCTCGTCCTTGTCAAGTAGAGCTTTTTTGTCGTGATTGATGCTTGCAAGAAAGTCTTTAAGTTTTAGCTCTTCGGGCTTCATCAGTTAAACTCACAGTCCATCATAAGTTGCACGATAAGAGCCATCGTATTGATTTCCTGATCCGCAGCAAATCCAGACTTGTATTGATATTCGGCAATAATAAGAATGGCCTGTGGAATAGAATTGGGCTTCAATGCCGTATATAGTTCTGTGTACAGACGCTTATAGAAGTCTGCAGTATTCAGATCCAAGTTTTGAATCACCCACTTACGGCAAGATGTAAAATCTTTTGATTTCATAAAGCCAAGAAGTTCCTTATAGGACTCACTGCTTCCCTGAGCCAGAATACCAACATCAATCTTTCCAGAAGATGCATATCTCTGCAACTCATTGATCATTCTACGAATGTCTGGAAAATGCTTCTTTACCAGATTCGAAAGAACTTGAGTATCATAGGGAATCTTTTCATTATTGAGAATGTATTCAATACGCTTTAGGATTCCTACTGCAACCTGAGCCTTCTCAACACTTGGAACGGTAAAGTCAATTCCAGTGCACCGAGAATGCAGAGCATCAATGATCCGATTTTTATAGTTGCAAGTCATGACGAATCTGCAGTTATTTGCAAATTCCTCCATGGCTCCACGCAATGCTGGCTGAATAGACTGTGCATTAGAATAGTCAAACTCGTCCAGAATTACGATCTTCAATCCACCGTTGAGGGAGACTGTAGAACAATAATTACGAATCTTTGTCCGAAGAGTATCGATACCATTCTCTTCGGAGCAGTTGATTATGATGCTGTCGGCACCCAAATCGTTTGCCAAGGCACGGGCAACCGTAGTTTTGCCCGTGCCTGCCTTGCCGTATAGCATCATGTTTGGAATCGTACCTTCCTTGATCATGCCGTTAAACACAGTGGCAAGATCAATAGGAAGAATACAATCAGACAGTGTTTTGGGGCGATACTTTTCGACCCAAAGTAGATTAGTCACATCAGACACGATTAACCCCGCTTGATAGCGATGTAGTAAGAAAGATCCAGACTCTTATGAATAAACTTAGAAATAATAGTGTCAGTCAATTCTACACTATATGAACCGGGGATGAACTTCATTTCGGAAACATTGACCGTTCCCTCAAAGTCTTTGCCAGTATAGTTTTCATCAATGACAATTTCAAAACTATTGCTTGTACTCTGACCAGAATCGTCTACGCTAATGGTGAACTTGCCGTCACCACCAACCATACGAAGATCACTTACCTGAAGAACACTGGAAGCCTTAAGAATCTCAGTGAGATCCTTTTCATTAAGTTCAAACTGCGTAACAGTAGCAGGCATCTTGATTTCTCTGGTAGGAATAGTAAGCAGGCTTGGTTCAGAATAGTAATAGGTAACGCTAGACCGACCATTAGTAATCACGACATGGGTGTCATGAAACTCAAGATCGGGGTTGTTAAACATGCTGACAATACCAAGAAACTTATTGAGATCCCAGATGGGAACATCAACATCAAAGTCCTCAGTTACTTTTGCCTCAACATAGATGTTCTTACCAGCCGAAACCGTCTTCAGGATGTTTCCGGGCTGAATAAGAATGTTTGAGTTGATGGCTGCAAAATTCTTTAGAATGTTATAGGTTTCTTTGCTCAAACGCATTTTGGTCACAGTACTCATATAAATCTTTCTGTAAATTAATCAAAGTCTTTACGATAAACGCTATCGTTAAGTTGCTGCTTTTGCTCGTGTCTGTTGCCGCGAACATTTCTCTTCTGTTGCTTCTTGCTTAGGCCAGTAGGCTTGTTCTTGCGGCGGTTCTTAAACTTTTCAAAACTCTCTTCATTCATAGTTCTATTATAACTCCAAAATAGGATAATACAAATATATTTATACCTGAACCTTGATTTTTGAAAAATTATTCTTCTTTTCAAATTGCAAAGTTTGGTCAAACTTATCAACCAGTGCATCAGCCTTGTGGCTAATGATGTAAATTGAACATTTGTTCTTCATCTTATTCAAGATCTTCATAAAGGCTTCGGTCCCTGCTGCATCCAAGGATGAATCTAGAATTTCGTCAAAGATCAATAGATTGCAGTTAAGGCTGTTCTTCATCTTGGCAACTTCACGCCAAGTCAGCAGGATCGCCAAGTCGATGCGTTGTTTCTCCCCCTCAGAGAAAGAGGAATATGAGAATGCATCTCGATATCTAGACTTGATGGTCTCCTTGAATTCCTCATCGATTGTGAAGTCAACATAGAGATTAAGTTTTCCGAGGAACTTGTTGACGAGTCCATTGATGATGGGAACATAATGTTTGATAATGCGGCTCTTAAGCCCCCCATCTTTGAGGATATCATAAACAACATCATAGTGAATTTGTTGAGAGATAAAAGATTCAAGTTTTTTGGCGATATCATTCTTTTTATTTTCCGATTCATTAAGGCTATTTTCCAATATAGAAATATTGCTTGAGGCTTCTTTGTCTTTCTTATCTTTTTCAATTACTTTGATGTTTGACTCTGCATTTCCGATTCGGTAATTCAAAGAATTTATGTCTTGAACTTTTGCTCTAGACAAGACCATGAGTTTTTCATATTCTTTCTTAGATGCTTCTAGTTCAATATTTTTCTTTTCTGCGACTTTAAGTGCCTCAGAACAGTCTTTGGCTTTCTTCCGTTTTTCTTCAAGATGCTTTTCTTTTTGATCTTTTGGCAGAACTTGTAAGCAACACTTACAAGTTGCATTTTCTTCTAATGCCTTAATGTCATCCAACAGGGTGGCATGAAGCGTTTCTGTCTTGACCAACATAGATGGAACATCTTTTAGAGATTCAATCTTTTTGTTAATCTTTGTTATCTGTTCTCCAAGCTTTTTATGATCATCAAGTTCAGTTTTAACTAGAACTTTATCTTGATCTATTTGGTCTTGGTATTCTTTAATGCGATTAATAAGAACATTGATGTCATCTGCATTGCTAGTCTTTACTTGATCAATAAATTCTTTTTGAGACTTGATCTTTTCATGAGCAATCTTGACCAAACTTTCATGTTCTCCAATAGACACCTTCAACGAACTAAGTTGGCCCTTTACGTGCTGGTTCATATCTGCCAAGATATCAAGATCCAAAAGACCTTCAATAATCTTGCGGCGCTCAGAAGGGGTCAACTGCATGAATGGTATGAAATTTGACTTACCAAGGATGACAACCTGCTTAAAGGCTGCATAATCAAATCCAAGAATATGCTCTTCAAACATTTCTTGGTAATCTTTTGACTTGGCATTCTGGTCAATCATATCCCCATCTTTAATAATTTCAAAGATCTTTGGAGATAGGCCACGACGAACCAAGTAATGAGATCCTGCCTTGTTGAACTCTATCTCAACTAGGCAATTCTTGCCATTAACGGTGTTTACAAGCTGAGGTATATTAATGGGTCGGAAGGGCTTTCCAAACAATCCAAAGCACAGGGAGTCCAATAGCGCAAAAGACTTGCCATGTCCGTTGGTACCCGTGACTAGCGTGGTCTTATGATTATCTAGTTTAATCTCTGAAAAATTTGTGCCAAACGATCCAAAATTTTTAAACCGAACTGTTAAAAATTCAATCACTCTTCATCCTTTGATAGTGCACTATTATACGCCTCATCTATGATCCGTGCAAGGAACTTCTTGTCAATAGACTTTTCCTGAATAGTCTCAAGTTCTTCGTGTAGAAGTTGGAGAGTATCCTTATGAACATCTACAGCCACTAGTTCAGGGTTTGCAGATACCTCTTCTGTCACTGCCAATTCTGCCACGCCTGCTTCATAGAATTTATCCATGTATTTTTCAAAACTCGCAGCCTTTGTGCGCTTTTTGATAAAAATCTTGACATAGCAGTCCTTGAACTTTGAGTAGTCAAGTTTTTCTGGTTCGTCTTCATTATAATCAAACGTATAGAATAACTTTTTGTTATTTTCGACAAATACCAGTTCTCTAGCCAAAAAGTCAAATGTGTGGAATCCCTTCGGTTCCCAAACATCTGAAAAAGCCATTTGGTATTGCGTACCCAGATAATGAATATTATCACGAGTGGACTTAATATGATAATGTCCAGTAAGTACGTATTCAAACTTGTCGAAGTGTTTGGGATCATATCCTTGCTCTATAAAGATACCACGAATACTCTGAAAGCCAAATAATTCCAAATGACCCATTAGAAGAGAACAGGTGGTATTAGTGATAAACTTTGCTGCTTGTCCTTCATTTTCTGGATTAATCCAAGGCAGAAGAGCTACGCAACCTGCTGAGGTTTGAATCTCTGTGGGTTCAGAATAAATTTCCCAGTTTTGGTATGGGGCAACCAACTCATGCAATGAGTTTACATTGTTATTGTTGCGGTAATAGGTATCATGATTACCACAAATGGCAATACATTTTACTCCCATGTCTCTAAGAGGTTCAAAGAACCTAGTTCGGACTTGATGTAGTGTCTTGAAGTTTATATACTTTCTTCGATCAAAAACATCTCCCAGATGGAAGATGGTCTTAATGTTGTTTTCCTTGAGATAAGGAAACAATTGTTCTTCAAAGAACGATAGAAAATATTCCAATACGATAGGAGAATCGGCTTTATAGCCAAAGTGGGTATCGTTAAGAATTACTGCTTTCATATATCCCTGCTTGTTGCAGAACCAATTCTTTCTTTGCAAGTTTCATGTCTTCTTCGATCATCATTTCAGCCAATTGAAATACAGATACTTTTGGTTGCCAATTTAATTTTTGTCTTGCCTTCGTAGCATCTCCCAAAAGTTCATCAACCTCAGTTGGACGGAAATATTTTGGATCTACGGTAACAAACTTTTTATAATCCAGACCAACTAATCCAAAAGAATAATCACAAAAATCTCTAACTGAAATCATCTTTCCAGTTGCAATAACATAATCATCTGGGGTATCCTGTTGTAGCATCAACCACATGGCTTCGACATAATCACCAGCATACCCCCAGTCTCTCAGTGAATCCATATTGCCAAGAGTTAATTTAGATTGCAGCCCGCAAGCAATTCTTGTTACTGCTCGTGTAATTTTACGAGTTACAAACGTTTCACCGCGACGAGGACTTTCATGGTTAAAAAGAATGCCACATGAAGCATGCATGTCATAGCTTTCCCTATAATTTCTAGTCAAATAATGTCCATATACTTTAGCACATCCATATGGTGAGCGTGGATAAAATGGAGTTGTTTCCTTTTGAGGAACTTCCATTACTTTTCCAAACATCTCACTACTTGAGGCTTGATAATATCTTACTTTATTTCCAGAAATGTCTTGATACTGCCTAATTGCTTCCAAAACATTTAGTGTACCAACTGCGTCAGTATTAGTTGTAAAAATTGGCATATCAAATGAGAGTTTTACATGGCTTTGTGCTCCAAGATTGTAAACTTCCGTAGGATTGTGTTTTACTAAAATACTTGATATACTGGTATAATCCGTCAAGTCACCATAATGTAAAAATAGAGTTTTATTATGAATATCAGGATTATTGATTAGATGATCTATTCTAACTGTGTTAATAGAAGAAGATCGACGGATTAGACCATGGACCTCATATCCTTTTGATAATAATAAATCGGCAAGATAACTTCCATCTTGACCAGAAATTCCTGTAATAAGAGCAACTTTTTTCATATGTCTAATGAATCCTTTTTGACTTTCTTTTTTCTTTTTGTTTTCTTTGGGCTCAACATTTCATCGAAGCGTTCCATGTCAAGATCCGTTAAACCAAAGAAATCTCTTCTACCAATATCAATTCCCGCATAGGTTTCATTGAACCAGTTATGGAAATCTTTATCATTCTGCTGTTCAGCAAATTTATACTGAGTATACTTTTCTCGCTTTTCTTTGTTTATTATACGCACAAAAGAAAACCAGCAAATCTGTGTCAAGTATCCAAATGGACTTGTAGACTTACTGGGATCAAAATTATCAATGTATGTAACGCAGTTTAATACTGCGTCTGACACCATTTCTTCTCTATATGGATAATTTGCAAAATTAGGACGATAAGAAAGGCGAGATGCAATCTTAAGAATGCATTCGCCTATGAAATCTGGTAACTTTGGTTTTTTGCGGCCAGCATTGTCTGCGTCAGCAGACTTTTTACGATATTCTACTAAAGCATCATATAACTCTTGATTACTCACGTAATCGGCATCAGATGCTTTCTTTTTCTTTTTTGGTTGTTTCACAGAATTAATATACTACAGCTATAAAAGAAGTCAACTATTCTTTTGCAACCATTCTTCTAATTTTATTTTTGGGGACCATGCTATTTCTCTTTGTATTTTGGATATATTTGCTAAAGTTACTCTAGATTCACCAAGTCTAGCCGGAATATTGGCAGTAAGTCCTCCAATCATTTTAGCTATTTCATTAATAGAATGGTTTGTCCCCGTACCAACATTATAAATTTGTCCATAAGTATAAAGTTTTTGTTCTGTACCATTTATTTGCCATTCATCAAATTTTTTATTTGCTGCGAGTATATTAGCATTTACCACATCTGAAACATGCGTAAAATCTCTACGCTGTTCGCCATCACCCACAATAGTCATTGCTTCACCAGCATTTTTTTGTCTTTGGAAAATACCAATTACAGGTGCATATTGTCCTTTTAGGGGCTGACGCTCTCCATATACATTAAAATATCTAAAAATAACTGTTTCTAGATTATAAAGCTTGGAATACATTTTGCACAATTCTTCACCTGCAGTTTTAGAAACTGAGTAAGGATTTAGACAGTCATTCGGCATATCTTCAGAAAGAGGACATGAATTTTTTAAACCATACGCCGAAGAAGTTGACGAATACATCACTCTTTTAACTTTATACTTTCTACAAAGCTCAAGTATAGTTGCAGTTCCAACCATATTAGAATCTACTGCTTTAAGTGGATCTTCTATGCATGGTTGAATTCTTGCTTCTGCTGCAATATGAAAAACTGCATCTGGTTTGTGTCTTTTAAAGACATCAGAGCACATTACATAATCACATATATTATATTTGTAATTATTTGCTAATGGATTCCAATAAAAATGATCATGTGCATCTGATGATTCATTATCAATAACAGTTACATCATGTCCCTCTAAAATTAAACGGTCAACTAAGTTTGATCCAATAAATCCAGCACCACCTGTTACCAAATACTTCATATATAAATCTCCATAGTATTTAACTTAATTTAGAAAACAGATATCCTTGACTATAGACATAATCCAATTCTGTATTCTCTAGGACATAAAGAGCGTCATTCAAAGTAGTTAAGATTGGATATCCTTTAATATTAAAGGATGTGTTGAGTATTACTGGAATCATACCTACTTTTTCCATATTAGTTAATATGTTGTAAAATAGTTTATGATCATTTTTCTTAACTGTTTGTAGTCTCGCAGTTCCATCCACATGAGTAATTGAGCATAGTTTTTCTTTATATTCATCTTTGACATTGGGGGCATAGCTCATAAATTTAGAGTCATATGCTTTATCAAAATAAAGATCTTTATCTTGAGACCTACAAACTGGTGCGAATGGTCTGAACCATTCTCTAAATTTTACTTTTTTATTTAATACATCTTTCATGTCTTTTATGGCAGGGTTGCAAATTATACTTCTATTACCAAGAGCACGTGGTCCAATTTCTGAACCATCATTTATGATACCAATGATCTTTCCATCTTTCAATAAACTTACCAACCCACCAACATCACATTTTTTAGGATTATATTTTATAAAATAATTCATTAAATCATCTATATCTAATATTTCAAATCCATTATATACAATATTGTCATCAATTTTTTCTTTGATAAAATACAAAAATTGTCCCAGTGATAGACCACAATCATTTGGATTTGATGGGATATAAACATCTCTTCCTAATTCAGATAATTTTTCTTTTAATTTTTGATTTAACAAAACATTAAGTGCACAACCACCAACTAAAATTACATTTAAATTTGATTCTACAATTTTATCCCAGAATGTTTCAAAAAATAATTCTTCAAATACATATTGTGATGTAGCTGCTAAATCATAACCATCTTGTCCAGATAAATTATTGAAATTTAAATTCAATCCAATATTTTTACCTAAAATATTCATATCTTGGTGGGTATAAAAATGTTTTACAGAAGCAACCCACTCTGGTCTAACTTTACCATATGCACATAGTCCCATAACTTTACCAGCGTAAGATAGCGAATGTGTGTCTGAATCTGGACCAGGTTTAATTTCTGAAATTGGAGATCCAATCATACTATATGGGTTACCAAATTCTATATTAAAATTTGATATAGATTTTATATCAGAATTAACACCGGCAAACATTTTTGTAAATACAGTAGATTCGTTTTCATTCCCACCACCATCAATAGAAATTATGAGGGCATCATTGAACGGAGACGTATAGTATCCAGATGCAGCATGTGCCGTATGGTGCCCAACTTTAACAAAAGTTGCGGCGGGAAAATAAAGTTGCAAATGAATAATATCGGTGGGTGATAATTCATTATACAGAATTGTTTCCAACTCAGTGTCCATCATCTGCGTTAAAAGATATTTTAAAAATGATTCTCTTTCCGTTTTATTACTTCCAATTCCCACTCTATGATCAAAAGAATCAGTATACATAGCATATCTTTTCTTAACAAATCTTTCATACTCCAATACAGATATGTTTCCAGATTTATCAATAAAAGTGACAGACGCATCATGAGATCCGTATATACTCAAAATTTTTTTATATTTTTTATACATATTAAACCAACTTTTTATATAATTCCAAACGTTCTGAATCAATTGCAATATTAGGTATATCTATGTTTTCTATTAATTTTTTATATAGTGCAAAACGTTTTATGGCCCAATCCGCGTAGCCCGGATGAGATTGTTGTAATCCATTTTTATAAATTCTTGCACCACTGCCTATCCCAGCAAAATGAATAAACCAATCTCCACAATCAATATCTTTATTCAACTCTCCATATTTATTTACTCTATTGCCAAGATGATTTGCACCACCTGTATTTTCATAATCCAAATAAAATATTTTTCCACCATTATTGATTATATCAAAAGATATATAATCAAAAAAATCTAAAACTTGATTACCATTATACGGAACCATTCCATTAATCTGATAAACTAAATTATCTACACTCGTGGTAGTAATTTTATCTTTATTAAATCCAAAAAAACATGTGGCAACAACATCTTGCATGTGTCGTATATCATCTCTGCCACATGGATTGTTTTTATATGCGCGAATTGGACCCACAATATCATAGCCATCATTAAGTTTATTAACAATTTTATCAATGCATTTTTCTTTAAATATCAAATCACTATCAAAGTGAATTATCATATTAGTTGTTGCATATTTTGTTATTACTTCTGAAAAAATTCTAGCAGTTCCCGCATGCCCGAATTGATATAAATGGTCAATAGGACTATTTTTTTCAATAACTATAGGAATTATTTTATCAAAATTTTTTAAAAGTTCTAAGTCTTCTTCTTTTCCAAATACATATATTGGATCATCATGGTATTTGTAAAAACTTTCTAAACAATTTTTTAAAATATCAGCACAATTATATGCTTCTGTAAATATAAATGGATTGGTCATATAGTTTTATAGAGAAATAAGTCTATCGTTAATTTTTTTACTTCTAACTTCGTTTGCTGTATTTTCTTGCCTTACAACATTTAGTTTATCTTCACTTAAAGGATTTACTCTGTTATAGACGTACATAATTTTTGAAATAAATTTAGTTCTTTCTCTTGCCATTTCTAACATCGGGTACATGAAAACCGTATCACCAGCCATATCATAATAATTTCCATTAGAATCTACTAAATTATCATGGGGTATCTTTAAAAACAATTCTCTTTTATAAGTTCTCAAATGAGACGACAGCCATCTTGGATACTGTTTAAACGATCCATTAATTTTTACTTCAATTGGATAATCGTGATATAGATGACTGACGGATTGATAAGGATTGTGTTCGTAGCACCCATATGTCATCCATATTTCTGGATTTTGGTACACTTCATTTAAATATTCCAAAACTGTATTATCTTTCAACCAATCGTCAAAATCTACAGTAACACATATACTATTTTCTTTTGACTGTTGTGTACCAAACAAAGTATTTTCTACTTGGTACTTTCTCCCTTCATTTTTGAATAACTTTATTTTGTCTGGATACTGTGCTGCATATTGTGTTAATTTTTCAAAAGTACCATCATTAGTATTTGCATCAACACATATAATTTCAAAATTCTGATAAGACTGGCCGAGGATCGATAAAATGCAATTATCAATCCATTCTACTGAATTGTATCCACAGCAAATAATACTAAAAAAATTTTGTTTCATAATTTCCTTTTATTGTAAAATAGCTACATCAAAATACATAATTATATAATATTGTAATATTCTCTCAGTTGGTTTGTAGACATTTTTTTTATTCTTTTGAATAAATTTTCATTATTATAATAGTATGGATTTACTTTTGTGTTATTTCTCTCAGCTAATATTGGACAGCAACTATCAGCCGTTCTTGCGTGTTCTAAATGAAATATAGACCCATTAATTTCATTTATTGGAAGAAATAACATTTTTATTCTTTCTAATATTTCTGCATCTTCTGGCCCATATGCTTTAAATTCTTCATTATATAAGCCGACAGAGATTATAAAATCTTTGTTAAAGAATACGCATCCTCCAGGAGGAGTATCTGATACGCAATGTGAGGTGTATAGTGCCTTTAAATTCACATCTATTAATTCAAGATTTAAATATGGATAATTTAAAAATAAATTTCTAAAATTTATAAATCCAGGATGATCATTTTTTGGAATATTAACTAAAATTTGTGAAAATGGTTTTACTACTGTATTACATTGTTCTAATTTTTTTATAGCTAAAACAAATTGTTCCGCCGTTACCAAAACATCAGCATCATATATGCATACATTTTTATATTTTGAATTTAATATACCTAAATTTATTAATTTAGTTTTATAAAAAAAATCTTCACTAGAGGGATATTTTATAACTTTTAAATAATTATAATTAATTGAATTTTCTTTTAAAAATTGATCAACATTATAATCAGTTTTATTTTTATTATTATATTGTTCAACTATAATAATTTCTTTTTTTATATCATAAGAATTTAAATATTTTAAGATAGTTTTTAAATTATATTTTCTATCTTCGGATTCTAATTTAATTGGTATTATAATTGATACGTTCATATTTTTTGTATTCCATTTGAAATAAATGATGTAACTGTGTTATAATTCTTTTGATAATTTATTACAGATTTTTGATAATTTTCAAATATATAAGAAAATTTTGATACATAAAGATCAATAGATATATCCTTTATATCAAAATTATCATTATAAGTTATTATACCATTTGGGTTATATACAGAACCAATATCAGAATCTCCCAAATATATTGGTATAACACCTGTTAAAAAACAATCTAAAACTTTTTCAGTATAATAACCTGGAGTCTGGTAGTTTTCCACGACTATTGAAAAACAGTAATCATTTAATCCTTGATTTTTGTTTTCAATTCTATTAAATCCCAAACCATAAAGATCTAATTTGTCTTTAAACTTATTTGCTATATCTAAACGCTTTTGGTGGCCAGCGCATAAATTTTTATTTGAAGATATCATTGAACACAATTTTGTTTTATTAAAAAGTCCTGCCTCTTTTACCCAACATCTAAATGGAGGAGGACTATAAAAAATTCTACTATTATCTATCCATTTTTTATGATGAGTAATTACAGTTCCATTAGTATTTGAATTAAATTTTTTAATTAAATTATTATATGTTTTTCCATAAACACTATTTAAAATATTTTCTGGTTCTATTAATGCTAGTAATTTTGGTTTATCGGTTAAAATTGAAAAATCACTATCTATACACAATAAACAATCTGCTTCATTTAAATTTGAAGTTCGCTCCCAGATTGGATTTGTGTCGGGTTTAAAATTAATCCAACCATTATATGAATTAGGATCTAGATATACTTTCTTCATTAAATTACAATCCAATCTTTACAATAAATATCACTCCAATTTTTTGGCATATCTTGGCCCGGCCCAAACCATTGACTGGGAGCAATTACTTTTTTACTTTCAGATAACCAAGCTCCCCACCAACTAAAACTACTGTTGGCTAATATGTGATAATTGCACATAGTCATAACACACATATCAAGATATTTGTTTTTTGTATCTGGATATACTATTGGGCGTTTTAAATATTTTAAAAGACTTTGTGCCTTTTCTATATCATCACTAAAAACAAAAATTAATGCATTATCTGGCAACATTGATAACGCTTCATTGTAATAATCAATAGTACAAGGTGGATAATTTTGTGGCTGTGAGACATAATCACCGAATCTCATATGCAAAGAAATTGCAGGACATCTCGCCACAGCTCGTATATAATCTGCCTGTTGTTTTATTTCTGGCTTAAACTCAAATTCTTTTAATAACTGTTCACGGTAGTCTATAAAATATTTTTCACTTTGAAAATAACCACATATATCGGTATTATCAGGTATACCAAAAATACCCGCATTATATGTAAAATTGCGTTCCATTGCATTCTGCAATGGAACTACATTTGATGAATCTTTTGCAGAAAGATTATTAAAACAATTTGGTAAAAAAAAACTTTGAAATTCTACATCCCCAGTTTTTGAATATGGCACACCAAATTCATACCCTCTTGTTTTAGCAATTGAATATAATGTTGAATATTGAAACAACTGATTGCCAAATAAACCATATGTTCCTAGTCTATTAAAACTAATCATAGATAAATCGACTCCCTATCCTCTAGACTATTATCAGTAAAAAATTGCCATTTATTGGCAGATTCTCTATTATCTGCTTGATAAAAATACGGCTTATTTGGTGTATAAACTCTATTATGGAATTGTAATATAGATGCTCCAAGATCCCATGGCTTTTGTAGATCATTGATGCAGTGCTTTGCAATTGCTGACATATCTTGTCTAAATTTAGATTTTACATATAAGATTGCATGTGTGGCTAAAATACCACCAATTCTTAAATAATTTGAATTATATCTTTTAGTCTGATATCCTTGATTTCCTGTGGATACACCAAGATAGATTCCATCTGAATCATCTGGAATTTCTATAATTGGATTAAAAGCATCAGAAAATTCTGCATCATCTTCTAATATTAGAAGTGGATCAGAATAATTTGCATTATCCAAAATATCAATATGAGATTGGGCACAACCAACATAGTGTGCATTGCTTGCTATGGTTCCTGGTGGGGCAGGAATAACTCTAGCAGATTTTCTATGAGTATTTTTAAATCCATGCTTTTGCAATTTTTCTTGCATTGCTTCAGCATTTTTTGTAGCAGAATCTAAATTAATCCAGACAACTGGTATTTCCCGTAAATCAATAATCATAAGACCTCACAATAAATATAATACATCATATAAAGATGTCAAGTTATTTAGTTGACTTTTTCCTAAGGTACTTTATACTACAAACCAAATGAATCTAGAAGACCTCAAGAATAATATTACTAAAGATTCCCAAATAGACTCTACTGAATTAGGTGTAGAGGCTCTTAAGATACCTCAAGTACACGCCAAGTATCTTAATATGCTTACAGACTTTAAATTGCTTTTGACCAAACACCAGAATGAATATGCAATTCAGAGACTGCGTAAGTGGAAAATTTTGACTGGTAAAGCATCCAAAGAAGAATTGGAAGCATGGGGAGAAGAACCGTTTGATTTGGATCTACTCAAAACTGATGTAGAAAAGTTCATTGAGGGTGATCCTAAGATTGTTGAATTGAAGTCCAAGATGGCTGTCAACGAAATTAAAGTCAAGATGGTGGAAGAATTTTTAAAGGCTATCAACAATAGAAACTTCAACATCAAGTCTGCCATTGACTGGCAAAAAATGATGAACGGCATAGTATAAATATTATGTGGATATTGAAGTTGAATCTGTAGATGAAGTTCGTTACTACATCAAAGCAGAAAAAGGAATCAAGCAAGAGTTACGAGATTATTTCTCGTTCATGGTACCAGGTGCCCAGTATATGCCCATGTTCAAACGGCGTATATGGGATGGGAAGATCCGGTTATATGATATCCTTACATCCACTCTTCCACGTGGCTTAAAAACTTATCTTGATAAGTTTTCTCAAGATCGTAAATACTCATTAAATATTAAAGAGAATAGGAATCCTTTATGTATAAAGGAAACACAGCTTGCTCAATTCTACGATACCCTAGCGGTGTCGGTGAAGAAGAAGCCCGTGCAGATGCATGCTCATCAGCAGCAAGCAATTATTCATGCTTTGAACCATCACAGATGCGTATTGATTTCTCCTACTGGTTCGGGCAAAAGTTTGATAATTTACGTCTTGGTCCGTTTTCTACAATCCGTCTTATCGCCAAATCGAAAGATTTTGATTCTCGTACCAACCGTTGGTCTCGTGAATCAAATGGATTCTGACTTTTTTGATTATTCTTCTCAAGACTCATCATGGTCTTGCAAAAAATATATTCATAAGATATCAGCTGGCGTAGATAAAGATACCAATAAACAAATAGTTGTATCCACATGGCAGTCAATATACAAACTACCAAGAGACTGGTTTGACCAGTTTGATGCCATCTTCTTTGACGAGTGCCATCAGGCCAAAGCTGAATCAATCAACATGATTGGTCAGAAGCTTGCCAAGGCTTGGTTTCGTATTGGTACAACAGGAACCCTAGATCAAGCACAGGCACATCGACTGAGCATTGAAGGTATTCTTGGTCCCGCCATTCAGTTTATTCAAACAAAGAACCTAATGAATAAGGGATTGCTTGCCACTATTGGAATCGACTGTATTCTGTTGCAATACACTGACGAAGAGAAGCAACTGCTCAAAAAACAAAAATACCCTGACGAATTAAAGTGGATTATAACTAATAAGAAGAGGAACGAATTTGTCAAAGAACTTGCCCTCAAAACCAAAGGCAACACGCTCGTCCTCTTCAATTACGTCGAAGATCACGGCAAGCCTCTCGCCGCTCTCTTGGAGTCAGCAAAAAGCGGTAGACCAATATATTTCATCTCTGGAAAAACAGAAGCAGATACAAGAGAATATATTAGAAAAGTCGTTGACACGGAAAGAGATGCTATACTGGTTGCGAGTTATGGCACTACTAGCGCTGGTATCAACATTGTTAATATCGACAATATTATTTTTGCCTCGCCTACTAAATCTATAATTAGATTGCTACAGAGCATTGGTCGTGGTCTAAGAGTTTCTGCCAAGAAGAAGACACTCAAAGTTTTTGACATTGTAGATGACCTATGCTGGCTGAAACACAAGAACCATATCTTCCGTCACTTTGAAGAACGTGTAAAAATATATAAAAAAGAAAAGTTTGACCATAAAATCTTTTCCATGTCTTTAAAGGACAGCATAAAAGATAAATAATAGTGAAGGGAGGACATATACATGTCCGAATCACTTCCCGAGAATTCTTTTGGCGGTGTATTGCGAGTTGTTAAGCTTACTTCAGGTGAAGAAATAATTGGTATGGTAAATGAGGCTTACACCGATAGAATTTCAATTAAACTGCCTGCTCGGCTTGAAGCCTATGTTGTTCGTGATGAACAAGGCGAATTGGTAGAATACGTCAAACTAACAAATTATCTTTCCAATATTCGCGGTCATGAAATTTCTTTGACACGCAATGTCATAGTTTATATGGGTTCTCCTACTCTGGAATTAGAGAAGATGTACGAGATTTATTTCATGACAATGCAGACAGATCCTAAAACTGTAGTTTCATCTCTTCCCGATGATATGAAGTTTGCACACGAATCTGGCCTCCAAATGTTGAATGATTTATTTACAAATGAAGATTTTGTAAATTTTGTCAATGATCTGATAGATAATTTTGAAGAGGCTGAAATTTTACTAGATGAGGGTGATGAAGAGGATATATTGTCAAACGAAGACCAAGAATCCCCTATAAACGAACTACCTCCAGAAGAGCCTGCACCCCAACCCAAGCGCAAGAAGCGCCGTAAAGTCAAGCCTGAGCAAAACAAATTACCATTTGACCCAAATCTGCCCCCAGAGAACCCTGAGAGCTGGTCTGACAACCCCACCGACTATCTTTAAGTGAGTACGGCGGGGGGATTGGGTGATATTGTATAATACGAATATTTAAATTTGCAATTGGCTTTTTGAACAATTGCATCACTATTGTCAGATTGAAAATTTAATCCACTCAAATATATTGGAACAATATTTGTAAAAGTTATTGTTATAGGGCTGTTGTTGCTGGCAAGCCCAAATGGACCTGTATAAATGCTTAGAGTTCCGGTAATATGCCAGGTTTGATAGTCAATATTATATTCAGTATCATTTTCAATATTTGTAATATTTCGAATCCATGAGTATATGGAATTCCAGTTTGTCATATTTTCATCAACAATGAATTCCACTGCCAGCGGTTCAAATCCAGCAACCATACTTGGAACTGGAATTGTAGTACCTAAAGTAGTTGGTTGAACTAGATCGGGAACAGAAATTCCTGGAAGATTTGCTCTCTGACACATGAGTTCCAGTTGGGTAGTTCCTCTATTAAACTTAAGAGTAAAGTAATTATTATAAAGTGGATTGGTATTACTTGAGCAGGTTGCCATAGAAATATTTATGGATAAAAAGAAAACCCTCCCGATTTCTCGGGAGGGTTTTTGAACTTACGTTATATACTAACTTCTAATCAGGCTCCGTTACCGTGGAGGTTGGAAACTTGAGTTAGGCGGTAGTATTGGTTGCGACCAGACGATAGGGTTTCACCATCGGGCTGATTGCTGCTGTTGAGAACGAAGGGGTTCGCAACAACGCCGTAACGGGTCTTGAACGCAACACGGGGTTGGAAAGTGTTGGGGTCAACTGCACGGACCATTTGGAGAGGAACGTATGGGCAGTAGAAAATACCTGCATCATATGGGCTCTCACCCTTATAGCCAGCAACGAAGAAGTTGGCACCAAGTGGGGCATATGGATCGATGTAAACACGGATCTTACCACTTAGAATACCAGCAAAGGTTGCTTGGGTATCATCAACATTGAGTTGAGGAGCAATGGCTGGGCTGAGGCTCATGAAGCCGGACATAGCGAGGGCGGCTGCGGTATCGCTATCGCAGATGATGAAGTTGCCCTTACCACGACGGGTTTCCTTAGCGATTGCATTGCACTCGCGCTCGATTTGGAAGCTGAGGCCGCGGAAGCGTTCAGCAGACCAACGACCGTCTGAGTCACCAGCGAGGTTATAAGTTCCCTTGTTGGTTAGATCGGGTTGTTGTGAACCAGACTTAGCAACGTAGTAAATGGTGCGGACGATCTCGCGGTTGATTTCAGCAAGAATTTCTGTGCTGAGGAGGTTTGCGAGTTCAGCTTCAGCATCTAGACCGTGAACAGCCTTGAGGTCTTGTGCCAATTCGACTGAGTAGTTGCTGCTTAGAGCACGTGTACGGGCTTGTACAGCAACGCGGTCGATGGAGAAAGACATTTGGTTCATTGTCTTATAAGGATCTTGAATTGCTGCTCCACCACCAAGACCTTCACCGTAGTTGGTCAACATACCACGGAGGGCGTTGAACGAATTTACGCCAGTGCTGCTATAGAGAGGACCTGCGCACCAACCTGATGCATAGTTCCATCCAGCAGATAGACCGTAACCACCGGTAATACCAGCGAATGATAGACCAGCGAGGGTATATCCTGAACCACCGTATACTGGTTGTGGTTCTTGGAACATGGCTTCGGTGTAATTGTTATTGCCATAAGTGGTGCCGGGGAAACCAGCGCCGTATTGCGAACGCATTGCAAAGATGAGGCCGGTTGGGGCAGTCATGGGTTGAACGCCGCAGATGTCGTATGCCATGAGATTTGGCATGGAACGACGAACGAGGCTGATTAGAACGGGGTCATAACCAGAGACAGCACCAGTGTTGTAACCAGTGGAGGTGGCGGGACCACCGAGGTTACCGGAGCTCATATCCTCAGCGAGGTGTTGGCTACGAATGGCTTGCTCTTGGTTCTCAAGAAGGACGGCGGTGACCTTCTTACGATAATCATCACCGATTGGAGACAGAGCTTCGTGATTGAGCACTGGATTCCATTTCTCGGTTAGGATGTCATATGGGGTATTGTCTTGAAATTGCATTTTAGTAAATTCTCCTGTGAGTTAAAATTATTTAGTAATTAGTAAAGTTATAGTTTCTTATTTAATCTACCCATTACATTCGCATAGTTTTCTACGAGTGTTGTTGGAGCAGAAACAGTCTTTGAGAAGGTCATATCCTCATCAACTGCTCTTGAGGGTGCAGAAACTCTATTACCCTGCAAATAGTTTTCTTTGATAGCTACCAACTTGTTACGATACTCTTCTGGAGAGTTGAAGTTGATATTTTCCATCAAATTTTGTAGTCTGTTGACTTGAGTGTCGGCAAGATTCTTGGTTTCGGCAACAAAGATTCCAGCACACTCTGTGAGTGCAATCTCTTTCTTGAGATCAATGCTGAACTTCATGGACTCATTGAGAGCTTCTTGAAGCTTTCTGTTTTGCTCATAGAGTTCGTCAAGAACATTGTACTTCTCGTTTGGAACGTCGATGTAGTGATTCTCAAAGAGATTCTTGAGGCCACTGATGAAGTTCTCAGCAATGGTGGTCTTGATACCTTGTTCGACAGCAACAGTGTTCTCTGTCATCCATTCTTCAACAACGTACTCAAGATAGTCATCAACCTTTTCAACCAATGAATTGGTTACATTGGAGAGATAGTCTTTGGCATTCTCATCAAGTTCAACAAGAACCTTGGCAACTTCTGATTCAACTCTGTCAGAGACAGCAGCCTCAAAGATTGCTTCAAGTTGTTCTAGAGAAGACTTATTGACATTACCTTCACCAAGAAGAGAAATAATGGCATCACGGAATTGTGCCTTTAGTTCTTCATTGGTCTCAACTGGCATTTCTTCTTCTTCTTCTTCGCCTTCTTGAGCATCATGATGAATGGCGGTATCTTCTTCGCCATCTTCTTCATTTGCATCATGGTATGCAGCAGTAGCATGCTTACCGGAAGCAGCAACTCTCATGGTTGCAGGCATACCAGGTTGACCAGCAGATGCTGCAATTGCGGAAACGCCAGTTGTGTCAACTGGAGCGGGAACCATGGATCCACCGCCGGTGGCTACCATATCGGAACGACCAGTTGCGTCCATAACGGTCTTTACTCCACCCATTACTTGGGCAGCGGCTTCAGATAAATTTAGTTTTTTGTTATTTTTCATGTCAATTAATCCTTAAGGTTAAATTATTTAGTATATTTTAATTTTTAATATCCTCTGAAACCAGAGGGATGTCCCATTGAACTTGCTGCACCAGCGCTCTGGACTGCACCAAGTTCTCTTGTACGTCTCAAAACTTCCTTACCACCCAACATTTCAACACCAAGTTGGAGTCCTAATAATGGATTAAATGGATCCAAGGCTCCTAAATTTTTGGTTGCTTTCATTACTTTAGCTGCCAAAGGGCTCGCCTTTGCAATACCTTCGGCTCCAGTCATATTTTCTATACGACCTATAACATCTCCACCCATTTGGGCAAATTGTTTGGCAAATTCACCTTCTGGGCCTGTTAAATTGCTAATTTGATCTTTTAATGAACTATTTGATGCTTCTTTTCTATTTTTTTCTTCTTCTTTTTTATTTTTATTCGTGCCAGTTTGACTATCCGTAGGTGCTGTTCCTTCTGCACCTGAAGAATATCCACTGCTACTTGTTTCACCGGGAGCCAATACTGGTTTACCTTTTTCACCGACAGAGGTACCAAATAGACTTGCTGATAAAGCCAATTTTAATGCAGCAGGCATCATTTGATTTGCAAATTCTATTGCACTTTGTGCTTGAGATAGACTAGTCAAATAATCTAGACCACCTTGAGTACTATATTTTGTTTTACCTTTTTTTGATTTTCCTGCAACAACCCCAGGAACTGCGGAGCCTCCAAACATAATTTGCCCACGCAATTTATCACCATCTTCTTTTTTATTTTTCTTTATAAATTGCCCAGGTTTTACTTTATCACCACCACCTAAACCTTTGCCACCTGCACCACCAGCACCATCACTAAAAGTAAAAGAAGGTCTTTTTTTAGTTTCTTTTTTACGACCAGGAGGTACGAAAGTAACACCAGCCATAGATTCTTCATTTAATTGAAGAACGTATTTAATGTAATCTCTGGAACCTTCGGTGATGCAGTCAAATGACATTATATGCTCCTAAAGTAGTCGTTGAATAGTTTAACGATATTTTCGTTTAAGTCTCTCTTGGAAGAACCCTTGATAATTCTTTTAGCATTATTGAATTCTTTTTCAGACCATGATCCGTTTTCAAGAATCCATTCTTTGCCTTCCATGATTCCATTGACGAAAGCATTAGGAGCTGATGGATCGGCTACGATATCAACTGCAGCAAGCATGAAATCTTCTTGAACTTCTTGATAACCATTCTTACTCTTTAAAGAACCCATACCACGAGTAGATACACCTAGTTGTGCACCTTCTTCAATTAGGTTCTTTACAATACGACCCATTGGGGTATCCATGATCTTGGCTTTACCGTAAATGGTATTGCCATCCTCATGAAGTTCCTTAACGATGTGCGAAACACGGTCAAGATTGACCGTTGGGCCAGTTGGATGGTTAAGTTCACCTAGAGCACGGCCTTTGTCAACGTACTCGGTGATATATCTCTTGCATTCCTTGATAAGAATGCCTTGGGGATATACTCTACCATTGCGGTTCTTTACGCTGGCTTGCATAAAGACTCCTTCAATGAAATAACTCTTGTCACCGTTTCCGGTGTTCTCTTTAATGTACTTGATATCTTCGTTGATTTCAGTTATTAGTTTCATTGGTGGGCTTTATGATGGTTTTTGCGACTGTTTCGTACATTCCTTCAATCTTTTTGCCAGTCTTCTCATAGAGAAGCTTGGAGGTATTCTCTTTGAAAGCAACTACGTTCTCGTCAATCATATTCTTGATTAGTTCATTTACTTTGGGGTTCATTTTTGTAATACCTTTACTTTCTGGCAAAATTCAAGATGTTGATCTAGATTGGCTTTGCTTTCAAAAATAGATTCAACCATTAGAGTTCTATTTTTAGGGCTAAGTTGATCAAATAGTATCTTGATATCTTTAAGTTCTTTCTCTGTTATATTTATAACACTTTCATTTTTTAATTTAATTTTTGATGGATTTGAAGGATCATAAGATTCTAAAAACTCAACAAAATTTTTAATTTCTTCTGATTTGGGAGTAAATTTGAATGAAGGTTCAAATAACTTCTTCTGGGTATGAATTTTTAAATATTCAATATTTTCATTGAGTTTTGTGCTTAAAGCACTCCTCAAGGATTTCTTGAATTCCTCATCATTATTTTGAATTAAACTTTCAAAACTCTTTTTTAGAAGTGTAGTGCTAGTTTCACTCATTGTGGTGGCTGTCCTTCGGCAGCAGCCTGCTGTTGAGCCATCTGTGCCATTTGTTCGGCTTGGATTCTCTGTCTGTCAATTGCTATTTCTTTATCCATCTCTTGCATTTCTTCTTCAGTTTGTTTCAAAATCTTTCTGCGAATATATTCTGAAGAGAAATACTTTCCAACATATGGATCAACAAACTGAACCATCTTGAGACGTTCTGCTAAAATTTCTGCTTCCTTAAGATCCCAGAAATAATTGTCGGTATTGAATACTACTTTGATTTCTGGACGAAGTTCGTGCCAGTCA